ATTATCGGCAGTTTCCTTAAGTTTGGCATCACCTGCATTTACAGGCTCTGCATTAGCTGCTAACACACTGTTTACGACATAAAGCTGTCGTGATTGATTTTCTGTAAACATAATCTTCAAACAATTAAATTAAACTTGAACCAAGGGGTATTTACAGTTACCCAAAGGCATTATCTATTCTCGTTATTATTTTCGTTTCTGATTCCTCTAGACCTCAAAGCCATCATGACTGCTCTCTCAAGAATTCTCTGATGGAGAATATCTGGAAGTTCACAATCAGTAGCTTCTGATACACCATTGATGGATATTTCATTACCCAAATCAGACAGTATAATTGGCTTCAATTTACGCAAGTATCTTACATAGTAAGAAGTAACTCCGTACTTACTAATGATTTCCACATTGCCTTCAGACAAATCCAATCTCAAAGCTCTTCTATCATTGGCTCCTCTGAATGGGTTCTTTCTTATTTTATGGTATTCATCCTGTCTTACAGGGTATACATCCAAAGAAGTAGAGCCTTCACACTTACCATCAGCAATAAGTACTCTTTCAAAAGTAATGAACCAAAGATTTTCTGGTAGGGTAAAGAACTTTGAATTGCTTTCCAGCCCAAGAAACTTACCATTAGAAGTAGTAATGGGACTCAGTTCTGCCTCTTCAATAAGGGGAGCAAGGTATCTACGCAACTCTTCTGTGCTTTCAAAAGATTCCTTGTCAGTATTCTTACCATTGTACAAAGAGAGAACTTCCTCTTCCTGAGCTTGAGTCAGGAATAAGGATTTCTCATACTCATCTACTGCTATATCTATCTTAGCATTGGGTTCACCATACTGGATAGTATTTGCAAAGCTATTAAGTAAGGTATCAAATCCGTTTGAAAAATTCTCTCTCGTCATCTCTGTAGTCTATTAGGTTATTCACTACGCTGACCTGCTGCCATTACCATCTGAGCATTGTCATTGCCAGCAGCAGTCCAAGCTATTTTAGCAAGCTCTACTGCTCTCTGAAGAATATCCTCATGGAGAATGGGGTCTAGTTCACATTGATGATTTGCATCATATCCCTGTCCATTAATCTTCAAGCCATCAATGTCACCAACAATAATTGGGTTGGGTCTTCTCAAGTATCTGAGAGTATACACCAAACTATCGTTATTGTCATACTCTGGAGCAGCGATAATCTCAACATACTTCTCATAATTAGCACCATTAATAGCACCAGAATTAATCAGTCTCCACGCCTGATGCTTCAGAGGACGCTTAAAGGGTTTTGACATTAGTCTTGTATACTCATCATATCTGAGAGGTATTATCTGGAAAGACTTATTGCTTGCTGAGTCTGACAGTGCTTCATTGATGATGATAAATACTTCTGATGGGAACTTATACACATGACTTCTAGAATCAAGCTTAGATGAGCTTGAAGGTAAAGAAGCAGCATTCTCATTAGAGGTTCTCATCAGTAAAGAGAAGTCTGCCTGACGTTTAGCAGAGTCATCAAAGCCCTGCTGAATGTTATTACCCTTACTGTTGGCTGTGAAATAGTTCTTAATTATCTCATCCTGTGCCTTGGTAAGGAATACACTCTTTTCGTATTCATTCAAGCCTGGTGCTTGATTGGATGTAATGTTGTTGTAGTGAACATCAAACAACTCTGAAAACTCTTCTAAAGTCATATTCGTCTTATTTTTTATTAGCTGCTAGGGGACTGACTTTCACCTCAGCCCCCAGGCAACTGTGGTTAATCTTCTTCTATCTCACCCTTCAACTGTGCTTGTAGCTTAAACAGTCTCTCTTGGTTAGAGGGCTTGCCAAGCCATTTAGCAGCCATCTTCAATGTAGGCTCTTCACCATCACCACACATAGGAACATTACCGTCTTTGATATACAAGAATCCACCTCTGTCAGCAATGACACCCTTAGAGATACACTTGCGGATAAGAACCTTGTTATCAAGGCTGTCATCATCCATAATAGAAAGGAACATTCTCGCATTCTTAGGTGTATTCTTAATCAAGTCAAGAGCCTGTGTCTGCAACCACTCAAGAGAAGTTGCATCTGAGTATTTCTTACCCATCATGGTCTCTACAACAAGCTTCAGAATATCCTTATCCTCAGCAATCTTACCAAGTTTCATTACAGCCTGAATAGTTGCATCGGTGTTATTCTTAGACATCTTGCTTTCCTGACCTTCACGGATAATTACAAACTCATAGGTTTCCTTGGGTCTAGCTGCCCACTCATCCATGGAAGGGCAAATTTTATCTTTATTAGCCATCAGAATTTTCACAGCGATATAGTCTGTGGGCTTACTGAGGTCAAAAATATTATCACGTTTTTTAAGTGTTACTGAACCAAAGCCATTGGGATTTGCATCACTCCAGAAGTTCTCTTCTTTGGGGGTCTTGTAAACTGAAAGGGCATTCTTAGGTAGCCCCATCTTATACTCCAAATAGTCTTTCTCGTCATCAGTCAACACATTGACAAAGTTATTGCTCTTTTGCAACTTGGGAACACAATAGATATAGAAGGCATTCTCATGCATTCCATCACCCATAACATGATTACTGTCTTGCACCAAATTAGTACGCTTGGGTAACTTTCTTACTATGACTCTTTCATTGCGTAGGCAATTTCTCATCTCAATATTCTTCTCTTCTTCCATTTTCAAATCTCCTTTGTTTTCTGTTTTTTTTTTTTTTTATCGTTTTGGTTTTATAAAGCTTAAGAGGGAGAAGGAGAAGATTGACAACTCCTTACTCCCACTTGCTTTATTTATTTAGCCTTCAAGAATGTCAGGCAGTACTCTTACAGTACGAGTTGGATCCCAGATAACCATACCTGTGTCTGCCATCTTGTGAATTACAGCAGCATCCTCATCGTTACTCATGTTGTCATTGTTCCAAGCACCAGTGAAAGGATTACGCATACCTGCTTCATAGCCACGCCACTCATCAGGATGTCCCTTAATCTTACACTTCTGGATGTTAGGCTCAACACTAGAACCAAGGTCAAGAACATCAAAGCAGTAAGAGCTGATTGGGCCACCTTTAGGATGGTCAAGCTTGTAACCACTATGATTCTTGTTATCCTTGCTTTGGTCTACCTCAAGAGTAATCTTGACACCCATAGGACCAATCCACTCAACTACCTGAGGAGTTGCAATAGAGATTGCACCACCATAAGGAGCATGAGCAGCAGAGGCTTTCTTGGCAAGACCAAGAGCTACTGCATCAAACTCATAGGCTGACTTCCAACCAGAGCCATCCTTAGACATTTCCTGCTGCAACCAAGCAATACCACGCTCACCTCCTCTAACAGTTACTGCTCTGTCAGTAAAGTCAACACGACCTGCAAACAATGCATAGAGTGCTTCATTAATCATGCGGAGAGGAGAATCGTTGTAGTAAATAGTATTACCACCCTGCTCCATTAGCTCATACATACCAGCACCAGTCTTAATGGCATCGCCAGAAACACCGATATTAGTATACTCACCATTCTTATTGCGGTTACTGCGACCCCAAGCAAGAGCATAGTTCTTGTAATCACGGAAAGTCTTCTCAAGCTCAAAGTCAACATTCAGCATCCAAGAATTAACAGGAGTAGGCTTAACACCCTGACCTTTATTAATAAGTACTGAAATAGCCAGCTTGTCATCCATCATGTCACCAGATACTTTGTGATGAATACGGATGTGAGAGAATTCATTGCGAATCTGTGCAGGAATAGCATGGCGAATACCACCAACTTTTCTAGAAAGACCCCCCTCAACAAATGCTGCACCATAAGAGAAGTTCTCACCAGGCATCAAACGCTCTGCGGGAACACCATCAGTGATACCTGCCATTGTCTCTACCTTATAAACATAGCGAGTACCCTCTTCACGGGCATCCTCAAGGACTCGCAGTGGATACTTGTTACCAAGATTACCCTCGATGGTTTCTCCCTTGAAGAACCAGTGCTCATCAAATACCAGATAGAAGGGCTGTGTACCAGCACCTACATTATCAGTATGATTGGCATCAACCACAACACCGTTTTCATCACGGCATTCTACCAGAGGAATAACACGGTCTGTAGAACCAGTTACATCCCATACATAGTCATCACCACTCTCAAATTCTTTGGTAGGAAGTCCTGACAACATCGTATCAAGAGTCTTACCATACTTAGCTGCCATCAATTCTACCATAAGGCCACTAACCTTCTGAGTCTTTGAACCAAAGATAGAGCTGATGTGAGTCTTCTTGGTAATGTTTGGTGCCCAAGCATCGAAATGCTGCATCGTAAATTTACCTAATTGTCCAGCCATAATCAACTAAAAATTAATCATTAATAAATTCAAATATTTTCCCTGTTTTATTTCAACTTTATGCTAAAGTCCAATTTTCACGATTCTCAGTATCTGGAGCTGAGTTTGCCAGATTCAGAGTTCCATCTCCATTCCTGCGAGTTGTATTAAGCACATTGGCTACTTCTTCAAAGCCTTTTTTGATGCCTTGCTGCACCTTCTTCTGAGTAAGTTTATTCACACTCTTGAACTCATCTGTAAGTGCAAATAGAAGTGCTACATTTTCCATGAACTCCGTAGGGTGTTCTCTCTGGTATTTCTGAAGAGCATTCATGTAGTTACCTTGCTCATCTTTATAAATGGGTTTGGTAATTGAGTCATAGGCTTTCTGCCTTGTCTGTTTGTCTACCCTCACACCATCATAGAAACTCTCGTTGTCCAAAATGTGCTTCTTTAAGTTGGAGAACTGCTTTTGCTCATTTTCTTTTTGAGCCTGCTGTCTTTCTTCTATTTCTTTTTGGAAATCATCAATCTGCTGCTTATAGAATTTCTTACAAGAATTGTAGGCTTCTTTTGCGTCATCTAAATCAGTACCATCATCAAAGCTTCTCTGAATCATCTTCACAGCTCTTTCATGCTCGAATCCTCGATTAATGTAGTCTTGATACATTACTCTTTTCCTCAGATTCTCTCCATCTTCTCCTTCCTTATTCAGGGTATCCACAGTATCTTTGTTTTCCAAGAACTGTGTAAGATTGATGGCATTCTGGTACTGCTGCATTTCTTTAGTGGTTGCACCACCTTCCATAGCATTCTTTAATCGCCTTTGTTCCTCAGTAAACATGTTTGAGATTTGGTCATCAAATAGTTTCTTAAGGGTTGCAGCATCTTTGACAGCATCAATAGCATCATCAGAAAGGTCAGGGAAAACACCTTCGTCTCTTACTGCCTTGGCAATGGAAGAGAAGAGATTTACTTGTGGAGAACCTTGGCCATCTGATGACTTAGGTGCTCCCCCGTTTCCCTCTGTATTCTCCTCACTGCCTACGCTCTCTGGTTGATTACCTAGTAAATCGGAAAAATCTACCTCAGCAGTTTTTTCTGTCTCATTATTTTCTGTACTCGCAGGAGTCTCTTCTCCTGTGTTAGTTTCAGGATTCGTTTCATCTTCCTGAGTTGCATTGTCGCTGAACATCTTCTCCACTTCTTCAGCTCCAAGCATGTTGTCTAATCCAATACCTTCCATAATTAATTCCACATTATTGTTAAAATTCTGTTGCAAAAATATGTAGAAAAAGAGGAGCACACAAGTGAGTAAATTTTCTACTTATATTTGCACAAATAAAAATAAAAATAAGCCACCTTCACAGGCAGCTTATCTACTAATAACTAAAAACCTAAAACTATAAATATTACTACTAACCTAAAACAATATATAAGAAAACTAACTTATGAAAGCCGCTGCTTTCCCATTTGAATAAACACACTAATGTTAAACTCTCTTGCTTTTAGTTTCCACTACTTTTAGTTTTTGCGATTCTTTCTTGACTCTTTATCTTCTCCCTCTCAAGCTGCAATTTTTCTCTTTCCAGCTGATTCTTTTCTTTGCTCTCCTGAATCTGCTGTTGGAGTTGTAGTCTGTCCTTTTCTGAGATAGGAGTTTGGGGAGTATCTGTAAATCCAGATGCTCTAGCAACAGAGGAGTCAATATTAGCTTGTGCTTGAATCTGGGCAACAAGAACCCTGGTTTCATTATCTCGCTGATTCTGAATTTCTTTCTGCTCCATCTCAAGCTGCTTCTGCTGAGCTTCTGCCTCCAACTGCTCTTGCTGCATTTGCTGCTGAATCTGCTGTTGCTGTTGTTGTAATTCTTCAGCATGTCTCTCTGCTGCTTCCATCATTCTAATCTTCTCAGAAATAGAATCGGTAGAATATAACTTCATCAGAGTAGAGAAATTGAACATCTGATTCTGAATACCTGCTTGAGCAAGAGTATCCAATTTCTGCATAAGCATTCTTGTTCCAGAAGAACTATCAACTACAATACCATAGTCACACTCAGCAAATTCATCTCCATCTATTGTCTCTAGTGCTCTTGCACCATTAGACAGGATATACTCAAACTTCTTCTTTCTTCCCTTAAGAGCTATCTTTGCTGTTTCAATGAATGCTTCCAGTACTCTCTTCTTGAGGTTATCATGTCTTGCAAAAATAGACTCTGTAATATGTGAGGACTGAAGTGTGGCTCTTTCTACACCACCTACAGTTTCTCTATTGGATACCTGACCTAGTCTCTGGGGAGTAATTCCGCAGGCTTTACCCATTTGGGTATCAAGCCAGTCAAGCAGTTGAATATTAAACTGAATCTCAGTATTAACTGATGCATCAATAACACCTGAAGAGTTGTTATTCAAAGCACCTGCTATCTTACCTGTGGCATTTCCTTTCTTACCCTCATTAAATGAATTCTTTACCCACAGGTGATTAACCTTGGCAAAGTGAAGGAGCTTATCCATCTTCCAAGTATCAGGAGTAAAGGCGAAGTCCATCTCCACAAGTTTACCCAAGTTAGACTCAAGCAACTTATAGAGCTTATCCATTGTAGCATCGAAGAGGTAAACATAAGGCTTCAGAATATCCACCATAGAAGGACTGTGGTGCTTGCCTATATTATATATCTGACCAATAATACCAAAATGACACCTTGAAGGATTGCTCATTGAGTTATACTGAATAGGTCTTGGTCTGATATTCACATAGATATCTGTTCCTATTTTGGTTCCTTCCCATGCTTCATTAACCCAGAAAATCTCTTCTTCTTCTCCTAAGACTTTATTTGGGATATAAGTCTCTGGATAAAAGTGGAATTCTTCTTCACCTGTCTGGGGGTCATATTTCTTAATCTTCTTAATCTTCCTACTTGACTTCCAATATACCCTAAGAACTCTCACATTACCTTCTCCATCAAAAGGAAGTGCTCCAGAAACAAAACCATATTCTCCCAACATTGCTGAGAAGAAATGCGGATTGTTAACCATTTGGTTTCCCCACTCAGGATCCATAAAGGCATTGTTCTCATCCCATAAAGGTTCGTCAGTAGTATCATCTACATTTCCTGCTTCAAGCTTATTCAGGTATTCCCAGTCTTTCTTAGTAAGAACATCGTGATAATTATCCTTTACCCAACCAATATTTCTATAGGTTTCCCAAATAATCATATCAGCATCTTCTGCCTTATTGGAATTTCCTGACCTATAAATACGGAGTTCCAAGGGGTCTATTCTTTCTATAACAGGCTCTCCACCCATAATATCTACAGAATAATATTCTTCATTAGCAGTAAGGACATCCATAAAACCTTCGGTATCGAAGATATTACGGAAGTCATACTGCATATTATAATGGTTAAGGAGTCTGTTAGCTCTTACTTCACGCATATCCTGATATTGATAAGTGAAGTAGTCATTTTGTTCTTGCAGTCTTTTCTGGTAATCCTCTTCTGATATTGATTGGTCTTGAATCAGACTTTGAAGACTTTGATAGACTTCTTCCTTCTTCTTGTTCTCAATATCACTTATTGCATTGGGATTAGTAACCACCGCTGTCCACTCAAAAGGTCTGTCTTCAGCTTCTCCTCTCAATAACTCCAAATAGGAATTAAGCGTAGGATAATGCTGAAGAGTATCTGGAATGAAGGTTGCCTTCAATTGATTAGGATTGAGTACATAGGCAATATCATCCTTATGGACTTTCATATTCACAAGGTCATAATTTATTCTCTTGTGAAGTACTGATTTCTGAACTGCTGAGACATGCATAAATGTACCTTTGTTGTCTGCAAAGTCCACACACTGCTTGCCCCATTTAGCTCCCTTTTGTTTATAAGAGAGCATCTGTCTTGGAAATCCAGTAAATAATGCTACACTCATATTTGATATATTTTCTGCAAAAATAAGTAGATAAATTCAGGCCTACAAACCAGTAATTTTTTTACTGGTTTAATAGCCCATTTCTTTCTTATACATCATCATATTCCTTTCATCCTCATCTTCCTCCTGGTAATTATTACTCCAAAACTCATCATTAGCTGGGTCATTGGGATCTGGAATATCATCATCTCTTCCATTATAAGAACCTCCCATCAATCTGAGCTTGTCTTCTCTAAGCAGCATTAGCATACCCATTGCAGATACTCGGTCAAAGTTTCCAAAAGGATTCCATTGAGAGAGTTCTATAAGAAGTGCCTTATTCTTAATAAAGTCCAAATTCCTCTTCTTTATTTCCTTTTCTTCTCCATCTTCTGCTACAATAACTGTCTGTGGAGTCAAAAGATATTTTGCAATAAGCTGCCTTCCCCAACCATTAATAGACTGAGAAGCATTTGTACCCTTTGCTGTATTACCAACACCTCCAGGCTTCATCATTTGTTTGTCTACAAGAATCTCCAAAACATCAGTTAGAAGATAAGTAGAATTCATTTTAGAGAAATGGCCAAACAATCCTTTCTTATTATTCTCATAATTAAGACGGGCATTGTAATACAAACACAATCTTCTGCATATCTCAAAGTAATCATCTGCCATCGGAGGTCTTCCTGTATACTCTGCAACTATCCTATCAGTCATAAGGTCAAGAATAAGAATAGAACCTAAAGAAGTAGTAGTTGATTCATCGTTATCATAGGGGTCAGCTCCTGCTATATACCTATTTGCATACACATCACCATTAGAATCTGTCTGTGGCTTTTCATAGATTTCTATAGCTCCAGGCATATTCTTGTTGTCTTTCTGCTGATAGAATCTTATGGGAGTATCTGAAGTAGGAACAAACTCTACTTTATTATCAGTGATTACTAACTGTCCTACTAAAGTATCATCGTAGAAATTAGGATTTGAATTGATTTCGAGTATTCTATTCTCTATATCTACTACTGGGAACTGACTTACACCTCCTTGAATAATAGCTTCAGAAGGAGTAATAGGCATATTGGATACTACCTTAATGATGGTCTTTGGGTCTGAAGTCTCATATTTGGCAGTATATCTTGACTGAAGAAGAAACAGTAAGGAGCCAATTACATCAGTAACTCCGTCCTTATTAAAATAACCTTTCAGATTAATATATGCTGGGGTAAAGAAAGCAAACCATGGCCTTCCTTGATTGGGTTTATCCCACACATTTGGAACTGCATATACATCGTAGCCCTTAGGATTGTACACCAATTCTTGAGCACCGTGGAAGTCAGAATCCTTATCACCTGCCGTATTATGAGTAATAATATTGTTTGCCAAATATGTATGACTGAATGCTGCACTTAAGTTATAAACAGTCTGCTCTCCTATATTTTTTATAGAAACAATCTTGTGGGTAATGTATTCTTTAGGCTGTTTACTTGGAGTTTTTGGACTATTGTCGGCAAACCAATTCATACACTTTTTTAGTGCGTTCTCTTTATACTTTACAAGAAGCTGTAATGTTTTAGCAGCTCTTGGGAGATTTTCCCTTCCCGCTATGGTTAATATAAACCAACTACCTGTATTTCTTACTATGTGACCATGCACAATATGTGAATTACTTTTAGGATGTATTTCAGATATACTACCACACACACCAAACTTCCTCCATACAATAAGAATCTGCTCTAAAATTTCCCTATTTGACTGTACAAGATATAAAGCACTGTCTTTCCCTTTAAAGAATATTGATCCATCAGTATCATAAAGTCCAGAAAGTAATAAAGCACTGTCCTTTTTTGTTAAAGTCTGGTAATTTATTGGCAGTCTTTTATCCTTTTTTACTTGGCCAAAAATACCTATTTCTCTTAACTTTGAACAAATATTTCTAACTCTATATTCCTTATATGTTTTACCTGTTTTTCCTTCTCTTTCTAAATAACAAGTAATATCATATTTACTCTCCAAATAACTTTGTAGTTCTGAATCCTCAGAACAGTACTTAGGAGTTCCATCATATCTATAAGTACCATCACCAATTAGCATTCCAACAAACCTAGAATCAAATAGTGTATCTACACCAAACACATCAATTTCTCTAAGTTCACATACTCTCTGCCCTACTTTTAAATCTTTTGCCTTTACAAAATATGAAGAATAGTATGGATTTCTTAAACTTGTCCCGCTAATTCTTGGAGTATGCTTATTGAGGGTGAGAACAGGGTGATCTATAGAACATCTGAGTTTATTACCGGAAGACAATACGATTTCTACACACTCTTTTGTGTGTGGTTCTATCATCTTAGCTATAGGCTCTTTAGTGATTCCTTTAGTAAGAATACTTTTATAGTCATCATTACCTATCTCATTACTATATCCTACAATACCATCTTCCTTTCTTAATTCCTGAATAGAAATATTTCTACCGTCTATAGTCCACACTTTTGTATCAGCACACACACATCCCACTAAATAAGCAAGACCATAAACATAGGGGCCCTCCTTCATTCCATCACGTACATTGTTATATATATCTATAAGGTTTGGAAAAGAACCAAACTCTTCAAATAAAATATAACCACGCTTACCACGAATTTTAGCAACGTCATCCTTAGAAGAAAGACCTAACAGAATATTTTGGTCTCCTACTTCAGCACCAGTAAACCTATCCTTGTATCCAGATCTCCAAGACATCTTATTAGGAGAATCTGTCAACATTCTTCTTGGCCATGCTACCATATTCTCAGCAAGGAAAGACTTGATAGGAATAAACTTTGAGAAAGTACCATCTTTTTCTGCAAGGTACTCTCTTAAATAAGCTGTAAGAATAGTGGTGGTTCTCTTATGCGCTTCCCTATTTTCTCCAAGAATTAGGTTATGAGCCATAATTGCCGCTAAGCAGAAAGACTTACCTGAACCACGTTTAGATAACTCTACAGCATGATTACCTCCTTCAAAATTATTATAAAGGCCCCCATTTCTTGCTTGGTCTATATAGTGGAATCTCCAATAGGTTGCTTCCCATATTTCTGGAAACCCTTCTGTTCTAGATGCTCTCTTTTTGTTTTTATCTTTATCTACTTTAGTTACCATCATGGGAACATAGTTCAGATAAAAATACATATATCCTGTTACCCACTCTCCATCAGAAGGTCTTACATATCCTTCCCAGCATCTTTTTATCTCTTCTCTAATCCACCTTCCAAATGGGGAATTAGGATTCTTATTGGGCTTCAAATCTGTATATCTGCCATCTTTTTGAAATTTCAAGGCAGCAGGTCTGAAGTAATCCATATTCTCCAGAATATGAGGATTGGCAAGGTCAACAATTATCCTTCCCTTTTCATCTCTTGGCCTATCTTTTGCTCTCTGCCTACTAGGGCTAATAAGGTTTTTGATAAAAGGTACAGATAGTATAAATTCCCAAAATTGTTCTTGGACTTCTTTGGGATACTTATCCAGCAGCTCCTTTGTGATAGGAGTCTGAAACTCATTTAACTGCTTGTTATCAAATATATTTTTCTCTTCTTCCATAATCTCTCCACTTTAAAAATCCCCCCTATCTTCCCAGACAAGGGGGATACCACTCATCAATTTATAAACCCAAAAACAACTTACGTCTTTCTGTGCGCTCTAACTATAAAATAAACAATTAGAAATATTACAAAAGACAAACAAGTACCTATGGCTATACCTCCCATATCCATTTTGATTTGTTCCCATTTGCCGAGCTTTCTTTCTACTGGATATGGAATTTGTATAGAATCCTTTTTTGAAATATATAAAGTATCGTGAATTTGTTTCTCTTTATATTTTGTATGCCAATGTTCTATTCTGACAGTATCGCCTTTCTCTGTTACATAAATACTATCCTTTACATAGATACTATCATACTTAACAAGGTTTTTATATACAGTATCTGTCTTTACAGTCTCTACTGGTATATACTGAATACTTTTACAACCTGCAAAAAGCAGAGATAAAATAACAATCAGAATGATACCTGCTAGACTGAAAATACACGATCTCATACTTACCTTGGATTTCTCCTCGTAAAGTTTTTCGTAGTAATAATATTCTTCCTTTTTCATATTATAGTTTTTTGTATTCTTGTCTTGCATTAAATGATGGGCACTCTTTACCAGAATCAAAATCTCTATGCCCATATATCTGAGCTTTTGGATAGAGCTTCTTCAAATCCAGCAACAGAGAGAGTAAAGAAGATTTCTGTTCTTCAGTTCTGGTGTCCTTGGCTTTCAGTAAATGGTATGGGGTATTGGGTTTATTCTCCACACCTCCTATATAGCAAATACCAATAGAATGTTGATTATGTCCATTCTTAGCACAATGTGCTCCTACCAAATCTACATCTCTACCCTCATGTATAGTGCCATCTCTATATATAACATAATGATATCCTATGTCACTCCAGCCTTGTTTCTTGTGGTCATTTCTAATATCTTCCACAGAATAGTCCTTTCCCTCAGGTGTTGCAGAGCAATGTACTATCAATTCATTGATGTACCTCTTACTCTTCTTCAGCTTTAATGGAAGCAAATAGGCAAGGGTTTTAGGGCCAACAATTCCATCAACTGTCAAGCCATTAACCTTCTGGAATTCCTTAATAGCCTCTTCTGTCAGGATACCAAAGATTCCATCTGGATAAAGATGTAAAGCCTTCTGGATTTGCTTAACTACTTCTCCTTTTGAGCCTTTCTTGTATAATACCATTAGTTTTCTAAATTAGTTTCTTTGTCAAACTCTTCTCTTAGTTCACTCAAGTCAGTATCAAAGTGTCTTTCTGTCTTGTCAATAAGAACTTTTGCCAGTACTTTCCACAATCTGTATCCACGATCTCCAGGAACTCTACAAGACGATTTGTTTTCAGCAATTGATAAAAGCTGCACACCGCAAATAGCTCCTGTGGCAATGTAGCTTAGTGGAACATATAAATCTACAAACACATACTTTTGTGCTGCAAACATCAGAAGGATAATAACAAAGCTTTCTATCATGGTTGGAACCATCCCCCAAGCTTTAAAGCTAACATACTTGGCAGGTCTTTGTTTCTTGTCTGGATACCTGTCTTTTACACGTTTGTCTAACTCATAGGCAGTCCAAGAGTCATATATGATAAAAGCAATAGCTACATATATCAATGGGAATGTAGGCTCAAAGACACCTATAAACCACCCCAAGATACCACCTAAGGCACTGATAATCCATTCTGAATATCTTTCCATTTTTCCTTTTCTGTTTTATTACTTGTGCAAAAATAGACAGAAAAAGAAGTACTCACAAACCAATAAATTTTTCACTTATACATATACGAAAAAAGAGCAAGCTTTTTGGCTTGCTCCTTTATTTAAATCCAGCTGTAATTTACCTACAACTTACTAGCTTCATAGCTGAACATTTGCATCAGCATCTTTTTAGTCAATCCTAGTTTTGCTTCTTCTTCTGTAGTAACCCCGTGATTGTAGTTTTCTGTCAATTTAATTAATGGAGTATTCTTTACTTGTCCATCTACAACACTTATTGCCTGCACTTCCATAGTAATAGTATGGTAGGCTTTTATAGCCAAAGTCTGAATGTCACTATAGTTAATAACGATAGAGGCTTTGGTAAAAACCTTACTGTACCAAATTTCAAAACTGTCCTTAATGAGATTAATGATTTGTTGAGTGTCCATAAAATTTAATGTATTAATGAGTAAGAGGGACTAGGTTTCCCCAATCCCTCTGCAAAGTTAAACATTTTATGGCACTCCAACACTCTTTTCTAAAATCTTTTAATATATTTTTAGACGTTATCTAGACCATCATCAAATATGGTCTTCTCAATAGAACCTTTGGCTTCTCCATATTCCATTTCATCATGAAGGGCTTTTTCTGCTTCCTTAATCATGGATGCTACTTCTGGAATCATCTTCAAAGCTGTAAGGTATTCTTTCAAGCTCTTTGTATCATCTGGACTCAATTCATCTAAAGTATCCTGCACCTTTTTCACCGCTTTCATGGCAGCTCTAAGAAGCATAGCAGAAGAAGTGTCAAAGGTAGAATAGAATTCCATAGCAGCCTTCAATGTTGCATCTGGTTTCCAGTCCTCTGGGAACCCCTGACCTTCTTTTACTGCTGCTAGTCTGTCTTCCTCATCAATAATATATTGATAGTCAGACCTAGGATCACAGTAGAAATAAAGGAATCCAAACTCCATCATTGCCCTTTCTTTATCCTTGGATTTGTCTCTAGCCCAAAGCTTCTTAAAAGGCTTTAGAGTCAATGCTTCTGGAGCTATCCTTACTTCATATCCTTCATACTTAAACAGCTTCATTTTTAGTATCTTTGAATTTAAAACTTCTCAAAGCTTCTAGTAGGAAACTACTGAAAGAATTCACAAACACCTCGTCTTCAGATAAATCATTCCTACCCATTGTATCTAAAATGGTATGGGTCAATTCATGATAAAAAGTATTTTGCTTACTGGTTTCTGATTGCTTCTTGTCTTTGAAATTATTGGCTATTCTTACAAATCCAGCACCAAGACAGCAATCTCCTAGATTACCATCTAATGAATCAACTTTGGTCACTTGTAGTAGTTGTCCTCCTACAGTGTATTCTTCTGGGATATCTACAGTCATACCTTAATCTTATTATTGGGAAGAATGAGTTTTGTCTTGGGTTTCTCAATTTGAATCAGCTTATGCTTACTCTTTTCATAAGTAACCTCTTCATAGTCTTCCAAGATATACTTAATGTCTCTCTGGTCAATAAGAAAACAAGTAACAGGTTCCCCATCAGTACCCTCTAACTCAACCTCATTAAGATGCAGGCTTACAATTTTGTTAGTACCATTAACCTTAATAGAGTTTTCATCGTTCTCAAAGGAACAGTATTTATAGAGATTAATCTCAACTACATCCCCTGGTTTAACCATACTAACATCATCACCTACAGCAATAACTTCCTGATAGGTTTTAAGGTCTCCACGCTTATGTATAATCAGACCTGCTTCATCAAAATCATCCCAACCATAAAGATTCTCAGTCACAAGAACCTGACAGCCCATTGGCTTTATTTTCTTTACTTTTAACATCTCTGTACAATTTTCTTTCTTTGTGATACTTTTCTAACTTATTATAGTCTACATACAATTTTCCAAGAAAAGGAAGATTGATGTTACTTACAGTAGAGTCATAATCTTCTTTGGATAGTTCTCTAAGAGGCAAACTGGATATATGTTCTTTAATGAAAAACCAGTAGCTCTTGTAGACACTTTCCACTATCTTCTGGTCAACACTAAGATTTCTGGCTACTTTCTTTATGGCCAAGTTTAATGTGTTGTTCATTCTTAAAATCAAAGTGTACCATTAGCCCCACACCCTCATCTGTAATAGTAGGAATAAGATTTAGGTGTATCTTACCATTTCTGATAACTCCGTTTTTCCTGAACTTACTCATGATAACCTGAAAGTGTTTGGCTGAAATACCGCAAGTCTTTCTAATGTCTCTTTTGGTTTCTTCAGACATCAATACTCTATCAAGTCTGTCAGTGTTGATGATTTCCCTACTCATATTATACCTTACTTTCAGAAACTCAGCAAGCACATCCATTTCTCTTTTGGTAAGTTCATGGAGTGGTCTCAGAAATTCAACCCAGCATCTGAAGAAGTCCCCATCAGGAGACATCTTCAGTTTTGGGTTAGAAGTCAGTTTAATGTAATTAGTAACTTTCTCCATAGAAACAAGATTTAGTTCTTGTCTTCTTCTTTCTTCTCTGAAGCATCCATTGCCTTTGAAATAATTTCTTCTATCTTAGAAGAACAACGAGTGATGAATTTCTCATTAAAGTGCTCACTCTTACCAAGAATATCAAGAAGCATACCAATCTCATTAAAATCTGCGAGAGCATTCTGCAAATTGCGGATGTGTTCCTGCATTTGTCTACACTGCTGGTTCAAATTACCTGCAATCTGCTCTAGCTGTTCATAAGAAAGTTTCTCCTGATGACCAGGATTCTCCACGTTTCCCTTAGGGGCATTCATTGCAACTGTTTTCTTCTCTTTTGCCATAATTCCACAATTTTTATAGTTTAACAATAATTATTCTAGCACCAATAAGGCCACTTACGTTCTTCTTTCTTCTCTTCTTTTGCACAAAAATGGTGGCCGTATCTTTCTACATACATTTCATCCCATTCCTCAAAGCTCGCTTCCCCTATGTCCACAGTACCACAGTCTTCACAATAGCTCTGGTCTTCAACCATAGGCATCTGGCATATTTTCAGTGATAAACACCTTTTGCAGTAATATACTGGCTCGTCATCATAAGATTCCCTATCCATTACAATTTTGGTTTTAAGTATAACACTTTGAGTAACTGATTGCAAATATATTAATATCAAGGTTGCTAATCAATTAATATCATCCAATAATGATTCCATTAACAATTTTTTTCACAGGTTTAATACAATCTTCACAAAAAAGAAGTAATTTTGTGGCCAATAAACATAAAAAATAAAAGACGAATACTTTAAGCATCGTCTTCCTAAAATAAACTCAAAATACTGGATTATTTATAAATTCTTTATAGTGTATGATTCCTAAAATCAGAAATACTCTCTATTATTCTAGGTATCAACTACTTAAAGGGCACCTATACTTCGGGGGTTTGAATCCCTCACTCTCCGCAAGTAAACATAGGAAGGCCCTATTTAAAGGACTTTCCTATTATTTTTTATTTATTATTCTTTATAAATTCTTTATAGCTCAAAAAATTATTCTTTAGAATTTTGCACCAATTCCACTCATTAACAAATCATTAAATATTATTAACAATGAATAACAAATTCCCCAAAATAAACCTTATATATAATAGGTATAAGAAAGCAAGTGATATTAAACCCGCAGTAGTTGAAATCAGAGTAACCTATAACTACCAACAGAAATACTTCAGCACTGGAGTCTGGCTATACCCAAACCAATGGAAGAATGGGATGATAATTAACTGTGAGGACATTATCCATATCAGTAAAGTACTTAATGAGCAGGTATCCAACATCAAAGAGGTTCTTTTAGATATGCTAAAAGAAGATTCTTTGGATTTAAATCATATACAAGATAGACTCAACCAAAAGAGTTTAGAGAAGATTTCTTTTATAGATTACTGTATCCAAAGAGCTGCCATTAGGAAATATGGAAAGGAGAAGGATACACAAGAAAGGTATAATAGGTTTATTAGAATGTTCTCTAAATGGGGAAAAATAAAAACCTTTAACGATATTAAAGACAGCAATATTATTGCCTACGATATACACTTGGCAAAACAGGGAATGACAAACTACAGTAAATGGCAAAACTACCACCGCTTTCTTAATAGTTTTATTTTGGATGCAATAAATGATGGACTAGTAACTAGAAATCCATACAAGTGGATTAATATCGAAAAAGACAAAACCACATCAGGACTTAATAGGTGTTTAACTCCAAAAGAGTTTAAACAGCTTAAAGATGCCAAAATGCCAACAGAATGCCTGGAAAGAGTAAGAGACCTGTTTGTGTTTCAAACTTATACTTGTCTCAGGTATTCTGATCTAGCAAGATTTAATAGCAACAATATAATTACAATTAATGAAACAGAAGTATATAAATGCACGCAAAAGAAAACAAAGAAAGGTGCTACTATTCCTTTACTCAAGCCAGCTTTGGATATTCTCAATAAATACAAGGGATTCTTACCAATTATATCTAACGTAAAATACAATGAATATCTGAAGATTGTGGCCCAAGCTTCTGGTATTGACAAGCCCATAAGTACACACTGGGCAAGGCATACTGGAGCTACTATACTTCTAAATGAGGGCATAGACATGAAGGTAGTCTCTAAGATATGCGGACACTCTTCATTAAAGATTACTGAACAGGTGTATGCAAAACTACTTGATGAAACAGTAGTAGAAGCTATTAAAGAAAAAGAGTCAAAATTTAAATAATAGAAATCTTATTTTAAAATCGGAGGCAAAATCTTTAATTTGTCGCCGATTTATAGAATTTAAAAACGGAATAATTGATTTTATTCCGTTTTATTCCGGTTTATATTTTTGCAGCACCGCAGCCTTCGGCTGCTCACAGAGGGAGATGAGAAAGATTCAGGGCTTCTTGATACAATCTTCCTGTGCTGCTTCTAAATGTCTTAACCCAATAATTTTAGCATATCCAGTAACTGTATCCACATCCACAACATATTTTCTACCATAGATGGTATCTACAAGAGATATAGCATTTTTCAAAGTTGCTGTGTCTTGAATGATATTATTCAATACCGCATTTAAATGATAATTGATTATAAGCAAAAAAACATTTAAAGCAAGTGATGCCACAATGAGTAATAAAACAATAGTCTTCTTCATCTTATTTTGTCTTAATATATGGGTTAAACCTCTTTGGAATAGGTTTTTTGGAATTAATATGCTTCTGTACTCCCCTTTCTCCATAGTTGAAGCTCATAGCAGTGGCAGCATCCAATTGTTGATTGGTCATCCAGGGATTGTTTTTCTTTAGCTTATCTCTTCTTGCTTTCATTTCAGCAGCAGTAGCTTCAATACCAAACCACCATTGAGGGCTTGTTATGGATTCAGTTGTCCTGCCCTGTTCATTTATAAAATTCTGTTTTTTATATGTGTATGGGGCAGTAGTTGTTACACTAACATCATTATTTGTTATTCTGGTATAAAAATCATCCAATCCCCACAGTGGACCATGTGTTCCTTTGCCGTTATCAGAAAGAACTTGCCCTTGAGTACCTACATTATTCTCGTCATTATAAGCTATAATTGCTTGGTCAACAGGGCCTTCTTCAGCTATTCTACTTGCTACGATGGAAGGATTTAATCCATACCTTTTTGCTATAGAATTAACAGAGTCAGTAAACTCTCTATCAACATCAAAATACTTTTGCCTCGTATCTCTTGGTTCACCTCCAATATAACCACTATTAGCATATCTGTCTGTGCCTCTCTTCTGTCTCAGTTCTTCTTCAGTATCTTCTAAACCAATAAACTGTTTTATTCCATGATATGCCTCACTAAGAAAGTCTTTTCCTTCTTTTGCTGCTATAATACTAGGCATTGCAGGCATCAATCCCATAAATCCTCCACCAGGATATAGATTACCCCCTTCTTCATGCTTCCATTTAGAAGCATTTCTAGCAAAGTTGGCCTTCTTTCTCATAGCAGGAGAATAGTTCTCAGGATGAGCTAGTACCCTTGAAGCAAACTGTTGTACTCCCATGCCATGTTTAGAAGCTGCTGCTGTAAAGGTTCCCTTCTTACTTGGGTCAATATGTATCTTTCCTCCTTTAGCATACTCATTATATCCAGACCTGATAGAGTTTAAATCATAGACTCCACCTTCTATTGCAAGCTTCATTACATCAGCTTTCTCTGCCATTGATAGTTCATTCCAACTTTTCATAAGAATTATATTTTGCTGCAAAGATAAACAAAAGAATCCGAATAATAATTAGTAATAAATAAAATACTTATGTCTTTAAAATAAAAAAACGAGGGACACCTAAGAGATTTTGACGGGTTGGCAGGTGTCCCTCTATTGTTTTCTGGGTCTTCAATCCCAGGCGGTAAAGGCAATATTTCTAAACAAGACCTGCCATTCCTCATTCCTTATTAACTAAATTAAAATTGTTAATTCTTCATTAAGAGACCTTGGGCAAAACCTTCTTTAAGCCCTGGGTTGCAGGAGTTTCGCCTGCTGTGTAACCTAGCATCCATCCCCGTCTTACCTCCTAGAACATCCTTCATTGGGTGGCAACCCTCCAGATGAACAGTGACTATAGGTTCTCTGTCTCTATTACGCCCTAAGGATTCTTTACCTGTACCCTTCTTGCGGTCCTTTACCTCCAAACAAGTTGGTAGAATCAAGACTTCAACTATGAAACACTTCTCTCAATAAAGCAGCAATTTTAACCAGTATGGCATAAGTACTTGCTACAACATCTCTCTGGATGCTGGTGCAAAGATACACCTTATTTATAATATAGAGATAGCATCAGAAGCCAAAATTAGAAAAATTAACATTTATTTTTATAACTTTGTTCCACTACATTGCATAGTAAGCCAAAACATAAACATACAAAATCCTCCAAATATCAGGAGTCCTAATAAGGATGTAAACCCACACCCCACAAAATCTTTAATTGAATTGTCATTATTTTCCATTACCAATCCTCTCCATCTTTAATAGCACTGAAGAATGCTTGTTCACCATCAGGAATAATTCTTTTTCTTTCTGGTTTTCTGTATTCCTCTTCTGGATCATACTCCTCATAAATATCTTCCTCAAATTCATCAGAATCAGAGTCTATATCAGGACTTTCAGGAGTTACATGATACAATAAATCCAGATTTATTCTTTTAGGTTTTACTATTCTTTTTCTCATAAATATCTGCAAATATAACAATAATAGTTTAAAGCTAGAATATTTATGGGGAAAATTTAATCTTTATTAAGTGGTTAAGTAGGCGGTGGTTATAGAGAAACGAATGATGTTTTTTATTTGCGCAGAAAACCCAAAAAGAAAGTAAGCTATTGATAATCAATAAGTTTTTATTTGCTAGTAATTTGTCAATAAACAATTATTCTTTTTTCTGCCAGTTGTTTGAAGAAAAGATTTAGGGAAATTAGAGGAAATTATTGGAAAATTTCTTCTAATTTTTTTCTAAAATTTTTTGGAATTTTTTTCTGGATATTTTTTCTGTTATAGGTATGCAAGGGAGGAATAATTTTCAAAATTTTATTTTTTGTTTTTAAAATCCTTTGTGTAGGCATGAGGGAGGAATTTTTTAAAATTATTTTTTCAAAAAATAAAAATTGTTTTGTAGTTGTACATGGGAGGAATAGCCACCCCATACCCCTACCTGCCTTCGGAGGAGTGGGTTCTACCCCCTCTGCCTTTAAGGGAGGTGTCTCACGATGAGACTTTGAGTATTTAACTCCCTAAATGCAGTCGTATTCCTTCTCCACAAATGCTTATGACACGCGAAACTCTTAACAGCTTCGAGAACAAGAACAACGTTACCAAGATTACATCTGACGAAGGCTCAGTTAGCTACCTGACTCAAAGTGTATCCTTCGGTGATGAAACCAATGCCAAGGGTGCCTGCAAGCTGAACACCGTTGAGAATGAGACGAAGCACGTCCTCTTCCTCTTCAATGCAGGTGATGCAGAAGTTGGCCGCTATTACCTTGGCAAGAAACTCCAGGGTATGTCTCCCGCTGAGTTGGTTGAGAAGAAGCACAACCTCTGCTTCTTTGAGAGCTTCAACCCAAAGACTAAGCAGTGGGTTCCCTGTGTTGGCCTCTCTCAGGCAGAAGACCTCACCAAGAGCGCAGTTGCCTTCTAAGGCAGCCTCTTGGCTCCCCTTGGCTCCCTGTGGAGCTGAGGGGTTGCTTCTTGAAACCTTTATTGCACATAGTACACATAAAGCACATAGTACACATAGCACACATAGTCCCACTGACTTCAAGGACTTCATAGCTTGTGTATTATATATAATAATGTACGTGTACATATTATAATAAAGGAAACAATAGGAAGAAACAACCATCATCAACTTGAGAGGAGATATTATAGTGACAAATTTACTTGTGTAAATAGGGGATTTAGAGAGGCTTTAGAACCCCCTTCCCTCTTTCTCCCAGTTATTTTGAAACACTAAATTCTTCTCAGAGTTGAGCCTTATAGCACTTTTTGTCCTTTTATAGGATATTGCTATACCCACAACAGTCTAATGAGATAACATCAAATAGGTAGACTTTCTACTGTGAAGTAGGTTGACATCGAAGTCATTGTGGGACTACGAAGATACAGTTCATACATAGTTATTATCTTTGCAATAAAAAAACATCAGAGCTATGACAAAGGAATTCAAAAGACAATTTGACTATAATGTCAGAGTTATGGAAGCTGTAAGTCTTGCTGCCTCATTAGGCTATGAGGAAGGCTATTATGGCAACCTTGACTGTGAGAATGTTGATTATTGCAACAGACTTCGTGTAGCTATCAGAAGACTTGTAGGCAATGAATGGCCTGAAAGAGTCAAGATAGCATATTCAGAGAACTATCATGAAGGCTACATAGATTCATGAGCTCTCTTTTCATTTGATTACTTACAACAATTAAAACATAGGAGACATAGATTATGAAGAAAAATGATATTTTCACCTTTACAGCTATCAATGGAGTTGAGGTGACAGCTGTTGTACTTACTATTTTACGAGTTTGTAAGACAGACGAAGAAAAGACTTTTATGTGTGAATATTTGTGTTATGCACAAAACAAATTGCTTGAAATTTCTTCTTATTATGGTGAAGTAGGTGGGGAGACAAAAGAGTGGGGTTTCTGCGTAGATTCTGTTATTGTAGACCATGCTATTCTTCCTGACTATAATGTACTACTTGCAAGATATAATGACTTTGAAGTGGCTCAGGCTGAAACTCAAAGTGGAATATAATTATATCCTGCCACACTTACCGCTTAACCAATGGTGGAGAGGACAGCCTCTGGCAGGCTTTTACTTATACCAGCATTCTGTTGAAGTACTGGTTTTTTGGTAAATAAATCTACTGGTTCCACTTGCTTGTGAAAGTAGGTGGAATATGGTTCCTTAGCTCAGTTGGATAGAGCAACAGCCTTCAATATATTTCTGTGAAGAAATAAACAGGAGTGCTATGGCAGGAAACTCCATAGTAGAATCTCCCTAAAACGGTGGAAATCCTTCCCTTCAAACCTGCAATCTATAATGTGTGATTTAAGTATGGTGGAGGAATCATAACACTAACCAATAATGTGTAAGGATAATACCGTGCTAAATTGAAGAATTTACTTAATATATTGAATAAGTAATGGGAATAAGTTGACTTATACCTAGCCTTCATTCTTCATAAAGGTGTAGAGAGTATAAAGGAGCTACCTAAGTTGAAATTATATATGTATATAGACCACGGGACCTATACATGTATTCTTGCAAGAATTTCAATATGGTAAAGATGTATTCCAGACCACAACAGACAAACTTGCTATATGCAGTGCAGCCGTGCACTTCAGCGATGATTGAAGTTGGTGTTGTAGTATGAAAAGACTACAGAAACGGAAACAACTGTGCTCTAAGGTAGGAGATAGTTCTAATATTAGTTTGTTTGGCTATGGTAACATAGAGTGGTATGCTAAGCTGTGGGTCTTGGGTTCGAGTCCCAAAGGAATCACAAAAGCTCGTGAGGGTCACTCTAGTGTTTTTAATCATTCATAAAATTATTAGTCCTACAGTGGTAGGGCATTTATGGGAGCAAAGGCATTAGTAAGACACTGAATCAAGAAAAGTATAAAATGTAGGAGCTAATCAGCAGTTCTGCCTCTTTAAAAGTTTTCTTGAGCTGAAGGGGCTGTGTTGGTCTTACACAGTAGTTCGATTCTACTGGCTTCCACAACATACATCTGTCAAATGAATAAATGGAACATAGTTTGGCAGAGGTGAGTAAATTGCGGTATAATAAAGAAACCGAGTTCCAATTGGGAGAGGAGTTGCTTAACTACTGGTATTGTCAATAAATCCCGGGCAACCCTCTCCTTATCAATTGATTATTATTCCTACAACAAATAAAGTACAATTATGAGAACAGAATTCTATCACGGTTATATGTACCAGATTGAGTACATGAAAGAGCTATCGAATAGTGATTATACTCAGCATAAGGTATATCACATAGCTTCTACTGATTACAAGTTCAAACACGCTCATGAGGCTATTGAGTCTATAATGAATGATGGCAGCTGGAGAAAGAAGGAATGGGAAGAGAAGAACAAACAAGAGCCAAGCATGGCTAATGCTCTTCATTCATACCATACTTTCAGTTATGATGAAGATTTGGATGTTTATGTCTATACACTTGTTAGGCCCTATGATGACTAAGAAGCATTATGGGCCTAATAAGCCTAATTTAGACTACCCTTATTTGTCATTACCTGACATAGATGAGGATGAAATTACTTTTTATCAGAAAGAAGATAAGGAGAAACTCTCAGAGATTATTGAACATTAGTACATAACAGTTAATTATTATATAAGAATGTCTATTCCAGCAAAATTTGGTAATAAGAAGCTATGTGAATATGAAATAAGTTTAAGATATAAGAGTATTAATAATGGTCAAATGATACTAAACCAATATTTGTCAAAACTTATAATAGATAAGAAACTATCTAAAGTACAACTTAGGACTGATAATGATAAGTTATTCATGTTTTTTAATAGCAACACTGGATATAATCTCAGTTATTCAACTAAAAAGAAGAATGTTGCTATTTGCACTGTACAGCCTTTGAAAAAAATACTGACCACATTTAATAGTCTTAAACTTGGCGCGTATAGAATTCATGTATCTAAAAACTTAAGTTCAGAAGAGTCGTGTGTAACTGTACAAATACTTAAATTATATGGTCTGGGTACATCATTGGAATCAGATGAAGAAAGCACAAAGGAACAACCTACAGTTACCTCTACAGTGAGTACACCAAATATTAGTACTTGTATACAAATTCTTAAGGAAGCGGGGTATGTTATATTGGCTCCTAGAACACATTATGTGGAAATTTAAATATTGTTATTATGACTTACTACGATAAATATCACTGCATCCATTGTCCTGTAGAGAAATATTGTGGGACTATGGTAAGTTGTACTAGGCTCTGTCATTCTTACAAAGAGCCTGAAGAAGAGCAAACTCCAGTTCTTACATTGTCTAAATAAACATAGTGCTATGGTTAAGGATAAATATAATGTAGAAGAAAACTTCCTGTGCCTCGTGATGGGTATAATCCTGGCAATTGTATTCGTTGCTCTTATGTTTGGCAGTGAAGGACTTCATATTCTTGCTAACATAGTGTCATTTTAGTCTGTCTCTGACATATCAAGCTGTTATACAAACATAGGCCATAGCCTACTTTAGTAGGTAATGTTCAACTAAATATTTGTATTATGGCAGATCTACATGACATTATTGCTTTCTCCTCTGATGGAGAAAAGATTCTGGGTGTAGTTATCGAGCACTACACTAGCCCTCTTGATGATTTCTATGTTATATATGCTAATTATGCACTACATAAGTCTCATAATCCCAATGAGGATGCAAGTATCATTATAGATAATGTTATCATACCAGCCTGTGATGCGGCTATTGCAGAATACAGACTGAAAAAACAGCATCTTACTGATATGAACAAAGCCAGAAAGGATGTGGAGTCTTTTGTAGAGGCCATAAAATCTAAAATAGGTCTTGATGACATATTTGGCAAGGATGACATAGGAATTATATAAACCAATTTGTTTGGCTTGATTGTTGTAAGGATTGCGCCCTCCTTCTGTCTGGTTTAGCTGGATGGGAGGAGGGTATATTTTTTCAATGATTAAGCCCTTTATTCACCTTTTAATTACTTACAACAATGAATTACGGATTATTCAAAGAAGAGAAGCCAAAGAAGGCACAGCGTGTGTGCAGAGTAGAGAATCTTAATCCTGATAAGGGTATCACAGCATCTTACAGGGTATCAGAAGACCAAAAGAAGCACACAGTAATTCTGTGTCTTGCTGACAAGACTGTCAAGACCACATTTACTAGTGAGTGGATGGCTCTTGACCAATTGGGTAAATACAAGAAACTCTACAAAGAGATAAAGAAACATCGTTATTAATGTTCCTCTTGTTTTGCAATAAATTCCTGTATAAATATACGTTAAAGTTACTAATTAATTGTATATTTATGCAGGTTTTATTTGGTTATTGCATATTTTATGCATATCTTTGCAAACAGAAGAGGCAGTAAAAGAGATTTTCAAATGAATAATGACTTTAAACAAAAGCTACAAGAAAGGGAGTTCTCGGCTCTCAAGGATGAGCATCGAGTTATCTTGAAATGGGCTACTGGCTGTGGTAAGAGTAAGATGGTCATTGACTTAATAAACCATCAATGTAGAACTCTAAGTTACCCTACCAAAGTTCTTTTTGTAGTAGCAGAAAGGGCACATATTAATAACTGGCAAGATGAGTTTGATAAGTGGCACTTAGATATTAATAAAGTAGCTACTGATGTATGCTGTTATGCTTCCCTAAAGAAATACAATGATTTTCATTATGATATTGTAGTTCTAGATGAGGGGCATCACTGTTTCTCGGAGAAAAGAATGGCAGCTTTAGAGGAGCTAAAAGAGAATCTATATCCTGATGCTTATGTTTACCTCCTCTCTGCTACCCTATCTTCGGGTAAACAGGATATGATTGAGGATATCTTCGGGAAATTCAAAACCTCCACCGTCACCTTAAAAGATGCCATTGAAGGAGATATACTTCCTGACCCAAAGGTATATGTAATAGGTATGGAACTTGATAATGTTAAGAAGCATCAGGAGATTAAGATAGGAAATGATCCAAATGCTCCTATTGTCAAGTGGGAAGATAGAGCCAAGTATATCTATAAGAATACTCCTTGTATCATACAGTGTACTGAATTTCAAAAGAACTTATTTCTGACTCAGAGTGTTGATTACTGGAATGAAAGATACCACAGGTCGCATTCAGAGTTCCAGAGGGTTAAAGCTGCCAACTATGGGAGCCAGCGTAAGAGATTTCTTGGTGAGCTGAAGACAGGCGTTATTAGAAAACTCATAGAAAGACTTCCTAAGAATAATAGGTTTGTATGTTTCTGTGCTTCTGTAGACCAAGCCAATAATCTTGACTATGTGAATACTATTTCCTCTAAAAGACCAGCCAAAAGTAATCAACTGATTATTGACAAATTCAATAATAAAGAGATTAATCACATATATGCAGTGGGTATGATTACCGAAGGTATGAATCTCACAGATATTCAGACTGGTATTATAGTACAGCTTGATGGTAAGGAGAGACTTTTCATACAAAAATTCGGAAGGTCTCTAAGAGCAGAAGACCCTGTAACTTTCATATTCTACTATAAGAGTACACAGGACGAGAAGTACCTGAAAGGAGCTTTAGAGAATATTGATTCTAAGTATATACAACATATTAATATTAACCAACTAAACAGTATTAAAGTATGATAGACGTTTTAGATTTTGGTGACATTTTTATCTGTTTAGATAAAATTACCGCTGTTGAGAAAAATGAGGCAGATGCAGGCATTGACATCTATGTTGTAGGATGTAATCACCCAATAGCCATCAAGTGCTCTTACACAGAGATAGATGAGTATTATAATAAGGTTAAAAAGGCACTTTCTTCTGCTTTATGAAAATCGTATTAGATACTGAAGTTTGTAAGAAAGAAGGCAAAGATGTAGACGTTGTCCTCTATCTTATTTCTCTCCTCTGTGGCTCTAAGATTACAATAGACACATTTGAGAAGGCAAGGCAACAAAGACTACTGATGTTTGAGCAGATGTATGATGTGCGTCATCCATTCCCTGAATATGTATCTATTAATGTAACAGGAGAGCATATCGTTGAAAGTCTTATGGCAAGTAGTGTAAATGTAGCATCAGAGGAGAGATGTACACAGCTTGCAGAAACGCTTAGGAAGATATTTCCTTCTGGTAAGAAACCTGGATATGCATATACATGGAGA